GCGATTAACGACCACAGAAGAGTCCAATGAGCAAGGTACGTGGAACAATTACACCATTTTAAAAGAAGCTCTTGTATCCAACCGTGATCTATTGATGGAAGCGAAAGCTTTCAAAGAGTCGATCATGGCGGGTGAAGTTAAGGCTGCTGCTGATCCAGATCATACCTCCACGGGTAGTTCGGATGTGGATGAGGATGTGGATGAGGATAACGAAATCCCATTTTAAGTAGCCTTTCGAGGGTGGCATCAGACTTGGCGAAAACCTTGCACGTTGACCACCCTCACTTTACTTCAACAGGAGCCAAGCATGTCATTAGCACAGAGAATGCTTGCGGCCTTTGAGGGATCAAAGGTTGCATACGGCACGACTACAGTAGGAAAGATTGGTCGCAGTGGTAAAGCTGAAGCGGACAGTCGCATTGTACGTGAGCCGTTGACAGAAAAAATCATGCAGGGACACATAGAGGGCAAGCAGGGTATCGGGGCTATCCCGATCAACGAGGAAAACAAATGCAAGTGGGGAGCGTTGGACATAGATATCTATGACCTTGATCACAACGAACTCCAAAAAAGAATAAACAAGCAGAAGCTACCTTTGCTACATTGCCGCTCCAAATCTGGTGGAGCACATCTCTATTTGTTCTTGGAAAGATTCGAACCTGCAAACGTGGTTCGAGAATACTTACAGGAGATGGCAGTATCTCTTGGGCATAGCGGTTGTGAGATCTTCCCGAAGCAAGACAAGATCCTTGCTGACCGGGGTGATGTGGGCAACTTTATAAACCTACCGTACTTTGATGCAGAGTTACCGCAACGGTACTCCTTTAATGACAAGGTGGAAGCGGTGGAACTGGATGAGTTCCTTGACCAGATCGACAAGAAAAGAGTTAAACTCTCAAGTCTAGAGAAGCTGCGGACCAAGAAGCAACGCAAACAGTTTGCGGATGGGCCAGTATGCATGGAGCATTTGTTTCGTGACGGACCCAACTCGGAAGACCGCAACAAGAAACTGTTCATGGCAGGGGTATACAGTCGGCTGAAACATACGGATGACTGGAAGCAACAGATGGAAACGATGAACCATCAACTGTTTACTACGCCCCTCGATGCCAAGGAAATGTTGGCTCTTCAGAAAAGTCTGGAGCGGAAAGAATACTTCTATACCTGCGAACAGGAACCGTTCAAGAGTTACTGCGATAAAGAACTGTGCATCTCTAGGCGATACGGAATCGGAGACGATACAGAACAAGCAGTGAATATCGGAAACCTTCTGATCCAGTTATCGGAACCACGCCTGTACTTCCTGACAGTGCAAGGTGAGAGGATCCAGATTAACTCTGAGCAACTACAGAACCAGACGCTCTTTCAACGCGCATGTATAGAACAGATACAGGTCGCTCCTCCGATCATGAAACCAAAGGCATGGCAGGCGTTACTGCGGAAGCTGCTGACAGAATCCACCAAGCAAGAAGTGCCAGAGGAACTGACCCTGACTGGGGAGTTCAAGGAATTGTTACGCATATACTGCACCAGTAAGATCAGAGCCATGCACCCAGAGGAGATGATCGCGGGTAAACCGTGGACGGACAACGAGGGGTATACCTCTTTCACGATAGCAGGTTTGATGGAGTTCTTGCACAACCGTCGCTTCAAAGGTTTTACCAGAGCACAGGTGCAGGAGATTTTAAAACAAATGAATAGTGATCAAGAGTGCCATGGGCACAGAGCAATAAATAAAGAAGACGGATCAAGGACCACGATTCGAGTTTGGTGGGTTCCTGCTTTTGAAAATTTGGAAGTGGATCTGCCAATACAGGAGATAGATAATGACATACCGTTCTAGTTTTATGAAAGCCAAAGACGTGGCGGAGTGGCTCGGCGTCTCCGAGTCTGCGATATACAAGTGGGTAAACGAGGGCGACTTTCCCAAGCCATACAAGTTAGGCAATGCGGACGCACTACGTGCAGCGAGTCGGTGGGATCGGGAAGAAATCGAACAGTGGTTGGAGAAGCGTCGTGATACCTAATGCAACCCTCATACTAGGGCCACCTGGGTGCGGTAAAACTTATACTTTGATCGAAAGAGTACAAGCCAAACTACAAGAGGGTGTACATCCGTCTCGTATTGGTGTTGTGTCTTTTACAACTAAAGCAATCAACGAGTTTATTGATCGAGCCTGTTCTAAGTTCAATCTAACTCGGAATGATTTCCCACACTTTAGAACCTTACACGCGACGGGATATCACGGGTTAGGTCTACAGAGGGGGGATGTCATGGGCCGCGAGGATTATGCTCGTCTCGGTTCCATGTTGGGGGTGGCGTTTGATGGAGCGGATGCCACCTCCATTGACGACGGAGTTGCGATACCTTCGATAGGAGGATCGGGAGCCAAGTACCTACAACTAATCATGCGGTCTGTCTATCGGGAGTCCACCTTGGAGTTTGAATACAACTACGAGGAAGATCACAACCTAGACTTCAACAAGCTAGTCCAGATCGACAAGCAGATCAAAGAGTACAAGTCCAAGACAAACCGTCTGGATTTTGCCGACATGATCTTGAAGTACATTGAGATTGTGGAACCACCGAATCTGGATCTGTTGATTGTGGACGAGGCACAAGACCTGACACCGTTGCAGTGGACGATGGTGGAGAAGATGGCAGAGTATGCCGACGAAGTGTTGATTGCAGGGGATGACGATCAGGCAATCCACCGTTGGACTTCTGTGGACGTTCAGAGGTTCATTAAGTCTTCAGATAACATAGAGGTGCTGAACAGATCGTTTCGCTTACCACGGAGCATCTGGGAGCTTTCTATGCGTATCTCTAGGAAGATACCAGGTAGACTAGAGAAAGAGTTCTTTCCAAAGCAAGCGGAAGGTAGGGTCACGACAGTGGGTAGCCTGTGGCAGTTGCCATTGGACAGTGGGTCATGGACTATCATGGCTCGAACCAATAGCTTTGTGAACGATATAGCAGAGCACCTTGAGGAATCAGGATACTTCTACAGTCGGAAAGGGAAGTGGTCGATCTCGGAAAAGAAACTCAACGCCATGTCTGTGTGGAAAGATATCACCACGGGTAAGGGTGTGTATGTCGGACGAGTCAAACAGATGTACGAAGTCGTGCCGAAGACGGGTAAGGGGGCGGTTGTCAAGCGTGGTTCTATGAAACTACTTGAAGCAGCAGGTAGCGAAGAACTACTTACATATGATACACTGGTCAAAGAGTTCGGACTACTGGCCCTTATTACTACGTCCGAGTTGGATATCGTTAAGCTATCTGAGCAGGAAAAGATTTACATTCGCTCCATACAAAGGCGCGGAGAAAGTATTTATCAGCAACCAAGGATCAAACTATCTACGATCCATGCCATGAAAGGAGGAGAAGATACAAACGTAGCGGTGTACTTGGGTTCCACAAGAAACTGTGTGGAGAGCAAACACCCTGAAGACGAACATCGGATATTCTATGTGGCAATAACAAGAGCAAAAGAAAATCTATATCTCATAGAGTCCGACAAATCATACAGGTATGACATATGAAAAGAGATGAATATTTAGATACAGCCAAGAAGCTAATCAATGGTAGCAGAGCCAAGGACTATGGTGATGCGAAAGATAACTTCGATAGGATAGCCACTGGTTGGAATGTGATTGTTCAAGATGCATTGAGCACACACGGAAGAATAACAGCCAAGCATGTTGCGTTGATGATGGACTGGGTAAAGACTTGCCGTCTGTTGGAGACTATCGACCACAAGGATTCGTGGATCGACAAGTGTGGTTACAGCGCATTGGGGGCTGAGTTCGAAGATGAAAAATAAAGGGCTTGATAAAGACAGTGTCATTGCTGCTCAGATGAACCAAGGAAAAGAACTTGCTTGGAACATCCCATCAGAGTTTCCAGACCTGACGGGCTACAAGCAGATCGCCATTGACCTTGAGACATGTGACCCGAACCTGACTACGCTTGGCCCTGGATGGGTGCGTAAGGATGGGTACATCGTAGGCATAGCCGTAGCTGCCGGAGACTGGGAAGGATACTATCCCATCCGTCATGAGAACGGTCACAACATGGATGCGAGGATTGCGCTCAAGTGGCTCAAGAAACAGATGGCAACACCACACATAGACAAGATCATGCACAACGCCACCTATGATCTGGGTTGGCTACGTGCCGAGGGTGTAAAGGTAGAGGGTCGTGTCATCGATACGATGATTACGGGTGCCGTAGTGGACGAGAACCGTTGGTCATACAGCCTAAACAACCTTGGTCGTGATTACCTCGATGAACGCAAGGATGAGAAACTCCTACGTGTAGCCGCAGCGGAGTGGGGCTTTGATCCCAAAGCTGAGATGTACAGGTTGCCTCCTCAGTTTGTCGGACGGTACGCCGAACAGGATGCAGGTATGACCCTGCGTTTGTGGGAGCGACTGAAGATAGAGTTAGAGAAGCAAGACCTGTGGAACATCTGGAACTTGGAGACTAGCTTGATACCTATGATGTGTGACATGCGTCAGCTAGGTGTGCGTGTGGATCTGGACAAGGCGGAGCAAGCCAAGAAGTTTTTTAAAAACAAAAGCCAAGAACTGAAGGACGAGATCTACCGCCAGACTAAGGTTAAAGTTGAACCATGGGCTGCGTCTTCTGTGGCTATGGTGTTTGATGAACTGGGTGTGTCGTATCCTACAAGTGAGGATCAGCAAGAAGATATGTTCCGCAAGAGCGGCGGTGTGCCGTCGTTTACCAAGCAATGGTTGTTGGCACATGACCACCCTGTAGCACAGATGATTGTAAAGCTGCGCGAGTTCGACAAAGCAGACAGTAGCTTTATCGACTCCATCCTAAAGCACGAGCACAATGGTCGGATTCATTGCGAGTTCCATCAGCTACGTTCTGATGACGGAGGCACTGTGACAGGTAGGTTTTCTAGTTCAAACCCAAACCTTCAGCAGATTCCGGCACGAGATCCCGAGATCAAGAAACTGATCCGTGGTTTGTTTATACCAGAGCAAGGGTGCAAGTGGGGGTCGTTTGACTACTCAAGCCAAGAGCCAAGGTTACTGGTGCACTTTGCAGCAAGCTTGAAGGGTGACTACAAGCACCAGATTGTCGATAAGATTGTGGAGGAGTACCACACAGGTGATGTCGATCTACACCAGATGGTGGCTGACCTCGCAGGAATAAGCCGTAAGGAAGCCAAAGTGGTAAACCTGGGCATCATGTACGGAATGGGCAAAGGTAAACTAGCAGCGCAACTGGACATCCCTACGGACGAAGCAGGGGAACTGTTGGAGACACACCGAGAGAAAGTTCCTTTTGTTAAGAACCTTGCAGAACTAGCGTCAATGCAAGCAGAGAAAACAGGGCAGATCAGAACCCTGTTGGGTAGACGGTGTCGCTTCCATTTGTGGGAGCCTCGATCCTTTGGATACAAGAAACCGCTACCGTATGAGGAGGCCATGAAAACATATGGTCAACCTTTAAGAAGAGCCTTTACTTACAAGGCGTTAAACAAATTGATCCAAGGTTCAGCTGCGGATCAAACTAAAAAAGCTATGGCAGATTGCTACAAAGAAGGACTTTTGCCTATGCTAACAGTGCACGATGAGTTATGCTTCTCAGTAGAGGGCGACGACCAAGCGCACAACATCAAGCACATAATGGAAAATGGGTTGTCGGATGTCTTGAGAGTCCCCTCTAAAGTAGACGATGAACTCAAAGATAATTGGGGAGAAATCGAATGAAACCAGAAAAAATGAAAACAGTAGGTCTTGTGGACATGCATCCAATGCAGGTCAAACATCTTATGGAACTTGTGGGCATGACATTGAATCTTGCTGCCAATACAGGTGATGACGAAATCATGGACGATGCCGAGCATCTATGTGACGAGATGGTCAAACTATTTGGCGGTGTCGGTGTAACGATGACTGTTGAAGACGATCCAGATATTACTCACAACAACTCAAAATCCATACATTAGAAAGAAAAAAAAATGCCAGAAATAACTTTTAAAACTGAGTTCCCTTATTGGGGGCAAATCCCTAAACCTGTTCCTGCATCTAAAGCACTCCCTGAGTGGTATAAAAATATAGGACCAAATATAGGACCATCGACTGTTTTAGAAGATAACCTTTACGACAAAGGCGCTACAATAAAAACATGCGTTCCTGTGCGGGATTTGTTAATGTCTGGGTACATTATTCCTCTTTGGGAAGAACTTTTTACGGAACAACACTCTCCTGATTCTGAAAGAGTTTTTGCTTTCGCTACATCATCTGACCAAAAAATGCAGGGTCTTTATGGCAGTCAAGTAAGTCGTCATGGTGCCTCGCAGTTTAAAGGAAGTCCTATGGACAAGGCTGTAAGAGGAACACGCGCTCCTAAAATCTCTTGTCCTTGGAACTTTTACACTCCTTCAGGTTATTCAACCTTGTTTATTGCTCCACAATATAGGGAAAATAAAATAGAAATATTACCCGCTATTGTAGACACTGATGTATGGCATAGTGTTCAGTTTCCTTTTTTATATAAAGGGATTAAGAAAAAAGATATTATAAAGGTGGATACACCTGTGATCCAAGTGATCCCATTTAAAAGAGAAAGTTGGACATCGAATTTAGAACTAGAAACAGAACCTAAAGGTAGGCAACTTTATGGTATTTGGACTAAAATCCAACATGGATACAAGAAAAACTTTTCTAAAAAGAAAAGTTTTCGTTAACCTCTTCGATTTGCAATCTGTGCATTAAGCGCAGCGGTTACCGGGTTATCACCTAACAATGCAGGATCCACTGGCCCAGGTGCACGAGCTTGGGTTGGCATGATCATGGGCTGTTGGAGGCTGCTCTGACTGTCTGGTAAATTCATGAAAGGATTTGGTGCGCTAGGTGTCGGTACGCTAGGAGCATCGGGTAAGTTCATGAAAGGGTTTTCGCCAGAAGGAACCGAGGGTCGAGGAGAAACAGACAAGTCTGTGTCAGGCTTGAGCGACATTCCTTTCATTTCTTGTTGTATCTGACGAATCTCATCACGAGGATATAGTTGGTAGACACCTGCATCCCGCATTTCTTGAATGTTTTTCTTTGAGATTCGGAATGGTTGGAACTCACCACGTACAATGTTCTTGTACCCACCGATGTTATTCTTTTTAAGAACACGCATAATGTCACGGTTAGTCATACCAGTGGTCTTTAAATCTTCTATCATCTGATAGTATTCTCTATCTACACGGAGCTTGGCGTTGTTTGCGCGTTGGAATGCACTTTTCAATGAGCCTGCCGTAGCATTGCCATCATCAGTTACTTGATTAAATATTCGTCTAGCGTTGGTCTGCGCCTGATTCATTCGGTATGCGCCGAACTCAAGACCCCGTGCAGGATCAAACTCTTGCGGAGT